CTGACTGATCTGTTCCCTTCATGGAATAGTAATAATCTCTTTCTGAATTCTGATTTTGATCCAGAAAGAGATTATTACTATTCCATGAAGGGAACAGGTCAGTCAGCCTATACTGGCGAAAGATACAGCCTTCAATCCAGTGCGTTTGAGGTAGATATTCATCAGAATGATCCGAGAGTTGCGGAATTTGACGCACTCATCCATTATGTGTCAAAGTATAAGGTTGAGACTGAGGATATTCCTCAGGTCTGCATTAAAACTATTGGCATAAACAATCCTGGAAAGTTTAAGCCACGTATCATACACATTGCAGATAATCCTCTGCAAGATAGATGCAATTGGATCCATCGAAGATTGATGGCCATGGTTTCTAAGATTCCAAGTGATTGTACTAAGAATCAGGATAAAGGTAGATCGTTCTTACAACGACTTACACGTGAGTGGTATTTCCAGTATCCAAATACTGAAAAGATTGGTATTTATTGCACAGATTTTTCTAATGCAACAGATACAGTTGATCAAAGATTCACTCATAGAATCCTTGAATTCGTATTTAATTGTTCAGAAGTAGCTAACTTCTGGGACTACGTTTCACAGCTTGACAAAGAATTTTGTCATGCAGACGGTACAAAAGAGATATACCACCAAGAGACAGGGCAACCTCAAGGGTTGTTAGGGAGCTTTTTAATATTTGCTCTATGTCATCACTTTCTATTCCTTATGGATATGAAAGAATTTGGTATGACTCATAAACGTGCAAGTGACTTTTATGTAGTACTTGGAGATGATGCAGTCTATAATACTATAGACCCGGAAAGAAGCTTTCTCGATGAAGATGAAGTATTCACCGACGAATGTGGTATTACTAGATCTGAATTAGAACTAGCTCATTTTGGTAAATGTCAGCATTATGCTGGATTCAAGATAAACTATGATAAGTCGACTTCGACTCACTGGTGTAGTGAAGAAGCAAAGCAAGACTTTGCTAAAGTTACTTATAGAAATGGTAGCTTGTTCACTCCCATCCCATTCCGGTTGGCGATGAATTATTCATCATCAATTGATTCCAAACTTGCTGTTGCAATTTGGAGAGGAGATAGAAATGATCCTCTTTGTAGAGAATACATGGATATTGTCCTCGAATCATGTGATCCGATT